CATATAGTCATCGTATTTTAAAAAAGTCTTGGTATGAAAACCAGCCATATATTAAGATAATATATTATTAAGAAGGTATAACCGAATTAATATGCTTTTGGGTGCATTCTAATAATGCAGAAATTCTATGATGACTACCTACTACAGATGCTAAAGGATTTAATGAAGCCCATAGAGTATCACCTGCTACTAATTTTTTTCTTAATTTAAAACTCATATTATTAGAATTAGATCCTAAGAATATTTTATATAAAACTTTTTGTAATCCTGTTTCTTGACTAAAGAGATTTATTTTTAATTCTACAGGTGTTTCGAAATGAGCTGAAACATGTAGATTTTCTACTATAATATCTTCATTTGTAGGGGGTGCTACTATTAATTGATTAGAATGATTATCACCTGCGGCCATACATCCAAAAATAGCAGAAGAACCAGTATTAAAGATTTTTATATTACCTTGATTTACACCAGTAGATCCAGCAGTTAAAACTTCTATTTTAGTTATTCTATAGAAATTAGTACTAACAGCAACATTAGTAGTCCCATTCATACTTAAGGTTTTAGTTAATTCTGTAAATGTATGAACTGAAGAAGGTTGAGAATGTTGTAATCCAGTAATTTTTATAGTTCTAGCACCAGTCCCACTACTACTATCGTTAGCAGAATCAGATACTATATGAGATGTAAGGTTACTATTAACTGGATATGAAAATACTGCATTCTCATTCCATAAACATTTTTCTACACTGCTAGTTAAATCATCACTAATACCCTCTACTTCTTTATTTTTTAAATCGTTTCTTGTTCCTTGTACTATATCTATAACAGGATCATTTGAGATATGCTGAAAAATTCTAGTTCTATGGGTCATAATATAGAATTATATTATATTTTTATTTTATTTTTTATTTTATTTTTATTTTTAAAAAAATTATATTTAATTATTATATAATGAGTATTTCAGAGAATTCTAGATTTATAGCATTAAGCCCAGAAAACGGCAGTCAATTCACAGAAGGTCAGAAAGTAATTTTTGAGGTCAAGCCATCTATATCTTTTCTTAAAGGTCGAGATTGTTATATATCTTTAGACTTAGAAAGAGATTCAGACAACGCTTCTATGGCTCACCCAGTCCAACTAGCAGGAGCCGCTGGTTGTATAGAAAGAATGGATATATTTTCTTTAGAATCAGGACAACTTTTAGAATCATTAAATAATTATAATTTATGGAGTGCTATAGAAAATCAATATACTACTGATAATGTTGATAATCTTGTTTATAAAGAAGGTTGTGTAGAACCAGTAAGATCCCATATTATAGGATCTAATTCTGAAACTAAAGCGATCACAACGACACCAGAAACTATAGTAGTAGGCTCAGCAGGAGCAACACGATTATCTACTATTAGTGCAGATGGATTTGATAAAGGTTTTATACATAAATTTATTATTCCTATTAAGAGTGGAGTATTTAATCATTATTCAGATGACGAGAAATTAACACCAAATCTTTTATTCGGAGGTATGAGAATAGAAATTACACTAGCTAAAAACGAGCATGTATTAAGTAGAGTTCATAGTCAGGATGCAACTGGAGCCGCTTTTTCTTGTGTAAATGAAGCTAGTGGTATTCCAGTAGGAGCTTCAGTTAATACAGAAATCACTACTACAGAAAATTTCCAACACGCACAGAAAGGAGGATTTTGTGTAGGACGACAAATAACATTAGTAGGAGATACATCTAGGGCAGCCGGAGGCGAAACAAAAACAATAACAGCAATCGCTATAGTAGCTAATAAACTTAAGATTACTTGTGCTGATGGGTCTGGTAATTTTACATCTGGAGGCAATGCAAAAATTCATCACCCAGCCGGTAATAAACTTAAATATATTGTTAAAAATATGGAGTTAAAAGTATTAGAAGTAATCCCACCTATGAATATGATGAAACAAGCTATTAAAGAGAGTCAATACGATTTTATTAGTTATGAAATATTTACTGATAATTTACCAACTACATCATTAAGACATCAAGTAGAGTTCCCTTCAGTTAGTACTAAAGCAAAGGCAATTTTTACACATTATATTAATGATACTACTTCTGATAATGATTCTAGTCCAAATTACTATGCTGGAGTGTCACCTACATCATCTAACTTAAATTCGGTGCAGTATTTTATTAATAATAGAAATTATCCTCTTAAGGCATATAATCCAAATACCTTTAATGATCGGATTGTAGCTTATAATGAAATTGTTAAAGCTATGAAAGCAGTAGGACTTAATGTTAAGAAATTAGGCGATCATAAAAATATGGGAGATTATAGTTTTACCTACTTAACTGCTAGAGAACTCGCAAGAGGTAAAGATTTCGTATATCCTCTTAAGGATGCTGAAGCTCAATTAAGAACCGAATTTAGTGCAGTAAGGGCCGCAAATCATAAACTATTAAGCTTTGTTTTTTCTGTTAGATCCATCATGGTAGATAAAAATAGTTTAAGTGTTGTATATTAATAAAAATAATTTTTTCTATTTTATTTTATTTATTTTTTTTTTATTTTATTATAGTATAAAATGCCTATTCAGAAAAGATATTTTAGTATAGCTCCTGTGAATGATAATCCTACTAATGTTGTTGATAATGCAACTTTTAAAATAAGTCAAGGTTTTTCCCATAAACAAGGTAATCCAACTATTAGATTTAGTATCCCAGCATCAGAAAATCTTTTAGAAGTTAATTCATTAAGGTTAGTAGGTCAGTATCAGGTAAAAACTGGTAATGATAATGTTGTTCTAGTTGATAAAGCAAATTTAGATCTAAATAATGGTGCAAATCTCGCAAGAGCTACTAGTGCTAATATGCCTAATTTTGGTGGTCTACATAATGTTATAGATAAAGTTATTATTCAGTCTAAAAAAAGTAATGTAGAATTAAGTAATACTCCTAATTATTCTATGATGGCTTCTTTAAATGAAGCTTATAGAAATAATGCTAATGATTATGATTATAGTAGAGAAGGTAATCAATCTCTAGCTCAAGGTTATAACGCTACTAATTCTAATAGAAGATATAATTTAACTGCAAACCAAAAAGCAAATGGAGATGGAGGTGTAGGATTAAATAGTGTTAATAATAAACAATTAGGACAACACTTTAGTTTAAAATTAGATGTTGATATGTTAAACGGATCTAATTTACACCTAGGACAAGGATTTTTAAATGGTCTTTTAATTACATTACACCTAGCACCTGATAGTGCTTTTTTTCACCAAAGATTCAGAGAAATCCCAGCAAATCAAGCTACAGCAGGATTAGATAATGTTATGTATGTTTTAAAAAATCTTAAATTAGAAGGTCGTTATATACAACCAGACCAACAAGATATTAAAAATTATGCAGTACAGAAGGTTATGAATGGTAAATTAAATGTATTAAATGATATTCATTCAGACGACAATTCATTTCAGTATACACCTCAATTAAACATGGTTAAATCAGTTATTAATTTATTTTTAGACAACGACCAAACAAATAATAAAGGATTACAACAGAACAATTTTAAAATGCCTTTAGGATTAAAAGAAGTAGAACAGAGTAAAGATAATTTAAGGTATCCTATGGATTATCCTATTAAGGTCGTCCCTAATGTAGATAGTACCCCAGCTTCAGGGGCCGCTTTAAGATTAACTACTCTAGCAGATGTGAATGGTATAGAACGAAAATCAGATTTAGTAGGAGATTGTGAAGTTCGCCATCATTTTGAGAGAGCCGTGACTGGTAGATCTAATCCTAAAAATGTTAATAATATTACAGAACTAAACAACTCTCTAACTGAAGATTATAAAGAATCTACTGGCTCGGCAACCGATGCCGAAGGATCTAATATGCACCCCCTAATGGTAGGTGTAGGATGTGATTATTCTTATGGTGTTAATAATGTTTTGATGTACCAAAATAGAGATTATTCAGCTCAGATTAAATCTGGAGTTCAGACTGGATTACCTAAATATCCTTCTATGAGTAATAATAAATCTGAATTAGTGCAAACTTATTTATCTCATACTTCAGTATTAGATACACAGAAACTAGTTAAACAAATGTAATTTATTTTTTTTATGTATGATTTTTTTATTTTATAATAATATATGAAAAATATATTAGAATCTTATTCTATTAAAGAATTAAAAGACTTTATCAGAAACCATAACAAAGATGTTAGAAAACAGACATCAGAAAAAATTAAACAAATTAGAAAAAATATTAATAAAAAAAGAATTATCGATATTAAGGGTTTAAATAAAAAAACTGATAAGGATGAAATTATTTCTAGAATGTTAAAAGAGAAACAACATTTTAAAGATATTAAAATGAAAAAACAAATTAGTCAAGAAGAAAAAGAAAAATTCATGGATAATGTTTTAAATCCACTTCTAAAGAAAGCATATTTAGTTTATGCACGAACTGGAGATGAAGATGATGTAGAAGTAGAAGTAGAAGAAATATTTAAAAAAGCGAAAGAGATGGATATACCTTCTAATTATGGTATTACTAAAAAGAAAATGATTAAAGTTATTGTTGATGAAGGTAAAAAAGATAAAAAAATTAGAGATGAAATAATAGCAAAAAGAAAAACAAATAAAGATATACCTCCACCTAAACCACCGATGCCTATTGGTATGTTTTATAGTACACAAGCAAAGAAATTTATAATAAATAAACCAACTAGACCTGCACCGAAACTGCCACCAAAACCAACTAAAAAAGCACCTACCCCCCCTAAGGCCAAAGGTAAAGAAAAGGTAAAGAATCAAGATCCTATACCAGCAACCCAACAAGAAGCAGTAGGAGATAGACCTAAAAAGAAAATAGGTTTTAAAGTTATTAAAAAATTAAAGAAAGAAGAACCTAAAAAGGAAGTACCTAAAAAAGAAACTAGAAGAGAAAAGATAATTAGAGAAAGAAAAAAAGATAGAGGTAAGATATTACCTATAGTAGAAAAAATTAAAAAAACTTGGACTGCATTCATGGAAGATGAATATTTAGGAGATGATTATACATTAGAAGAACAGAAGGCAGAATATGATGGGTTGGTTAAAATCAATAAGACACTACCTAATAGCATACCATCAAGAATTAAGTTAAATGAATTTGATAAACCTAAACAACAAGTATTTTTAAAATTATTTAGAACAAATTTTTTAAATTATATAGATTTAGAATCTGATAAAACTGGATCTAAAAAAGAATTTGTAAAACAAAGAGAAAAAGAAAAAAAAGAAAAAGAAGATAAAGCTAAGAAATCAGAAAAACAAGAAATAAAAAAAGAAGAAGAAATATTAAAAAAAGAAAGAAAAGATAAAAGAGAAAGAATTAAAAAAGCAAAAGAAAAATAAATAATAATATTATATATGTCTAAATATGCAGAAGATAATCAGTATGATAATTATTTAAAAAAAAAAGAAGGAGGTATAGAAATATTATTTGATAAACTAGAAAAGAAAATAGATGATATATTAAATATAATAAAAATAAATAAATGTTGTCTATGTAAATGTTCTAATAAAACTAAAGCATTATCAAGGGACGAAATTAGTTTTGAGGGTGAGGACTAATGAATATTTATTAGTCTATATACTATTTTATTACTATATTAGTGATTTTTAGGTCTTTAAGTAGTATATATCACTATAATATAGTGATATTATTAATGTTTTGTTTATATTAAGACTTAAAGAATAATATAAAAATTTTTATATTATTCTTTAAGTAGTAATATATATTAAATGTAGTATATATTAGTATTTAAAGAATGATAATAGGGTATATTATTAGTTTATATTACTATATTACTATAAACGAATGATTATTTATTAGTCAAGGGTAGGGGCTTTGTTATTCTGAGTAATACTGAACTATTTTCTTCTAACTCTGGGGGAGTTAAATCTGGATTTAATATAGTTATTTTAATATTACTTATTTTTAGATCTGAACTTAATGTATGTGTTATTTCATTATTAGTACTAAAAAAATCTTGGTTAGATAAACTACTCTTAGGGACTACACCTAGTAGAGGTAGATTATCTCCTTCTTTAACTATATCATTTTGGTCTGGTACTATAGAACCAGTAATTAAATAATAACCATATATAGAAAGTGTTGGGAGATTTCTTGCTATAATAGGTCTGCTAGTAGTAGTTACATTTATTGCAGTTGCTTTACCTGCATATATACTACCTTCATACATGTTAATTCTGGATAAATATATTATATCGGCGTTAGGGGCTGGATAGTTAGAAGCTAGTTTAGATTGAGGAGTCCCTATATCTACCTCGTTAAAAACTTGTATCCCCCTTATAGCTACTGCTTTACCGGTGCTATAGGTTGGTTCGCATTCATTAGGATTAACTTGACTTGAGATACTTTGTAAAATACTAGGGTCATATTTTGCATCGGTAGTAATCCCTATCATATTAACTACTGGGTTATTGTATGATTGGAATTGTTCTTTATGTTCGTCGTCGTTTAGTTGTTCGTATGTAAAACCTAATTTATACCATAAAGTTTCTCTCCATGCTTCTTTAGATTTTGCGTCATTACTAAAATAATCTTGGAATCTTGCATTTGCTTCTATAGAAATATTAGGAACATCACCTAATTTTAATGAAGTAGCTTTACCAAAATTATGAATACTCGATCCGCCTATTCTAGTTACTGGTCTTAATAGTGTTGAGTAGGTTTGACGGCGTAAGAGTTGAGTCCCCCCTCCATTTGTAGGACTAAATAATTCTGGATTTCTTGCTATATTTTTAATCATAATACATTCACTCCCAGCATTACTAATAGGATTAGCCATAAAATCATGAGTAGGAGGTCTAAAAGGTTGATGAAGTGAATTTAATGTAAAACCATTTCTATCAGAATCATAACTAATATTAAAAGATGGTGCTCCTATAGTATATCCTATATCTCCTAATTTATAATCTGTTACGTTTTTATAATCTTCTGCATCTTCTACATGAGCTGGGAACTGAGCTCGTTGATTATTAAAATAAACTCCATAAGCTCTACCTTGTGCTATATAATCAGCCATATTAATTTGTATTTTTGCTTTTGGATCTGCTGTAAAATTTGTATGATGTTCTTTTAATGGGATAAATATTTTGGTATAATTACCAGCTGCATTAGCAGGTTGATTATTTGCTGGATAAACCCCCCCATTATCATTAGTTAAGATTGTTAATAGCCCACCTTGTTCTGATATATTACCAGTATATATCCCTCCTTTTGTTTGTTCTGCTACTGGTGTTGTATCGACATAATTATTAAATCTATCTAATTTAATAAAACCTGTTATTTGTTTTGTTATTAAATCTGCTATTTGATTAATACCATATACTCCTTTTTTAATAGTAAAATGTCTATCTACTAATACAGGACTACCGAAAAAAGTACCCCCATCATTAATAACCTCATATAAAATCATAGGGACACCAGACCCTCCCATAACTGCGTGGGCGTTTGGTTCTATATTATTTATATAGTCTGCTGGAAAACCTCCACTAAATAATCCTCCATCATTAAAGATCCCAAAACTAGCGAGATATAATGTAGGGCCGGCTCTCTGTTTATAAGGTGTTTGGTCTGGGATCATATGAAAATCCTCTGTTGTATAGACATTACACGAGATCGTTTCAGTATAATCTCTTTCTATTTCTATAGATGCTCCTTCTACTCCTTTTTGATTTATAAAAGAATTTTGGATAGCTATTTCTGTCCCAGAAGGTAAATCTAAAACTTGTTTTAAATCTATATCCCATGTATTCGTTTCATTATTATTTTTACTTTTAGAATTTATCCGATTTAGATCTAAATATATTTGACTCATTATATAATATTAATAATATATTTTTATTATTAATATTAAATTTATAAAAAAAAGTTAAAAAAAAATTATGCACTAACTACAACAGAAGTACCTTTAGCAAGTTTTTTAATAATTGCAGTCCCATCTCTTACTATATGATATTCTACATCCATAGAAGGCTTAGTATCAACATTTACATTTGCTAGAGCTGGTTTGCATTCTCGTCGATATTTCCATACAAGAGAAGAACCCCTCATAATAGGAGTGCCTCCTCCCACTATAGTATCATTACCATTTCTTAAATCAACTGCTAGGGGTTTCCATACACCTTTTAATCCTGCTGTCTGATTAGAAATCTGAGCCCACTGAGTATTAACATCTGTATAGTACATAGACCTAGGACAATGGAGAGGTTCGTCTAAAGTTTGCACTACTTTATTATATTGACTAGCGTTATTATAAACAAAATCATTAAATACATCCTTACCATTTACTTCTAGGTTATACTCCTCAATCATACTGCCGTCTATAGACTGGTCTAGTAGGACTTTTTTACCCAATACTGCACCATCAAGGGGATCAGTTGCTTTAGAATATCTTTTAATCTGATAAATCTTGTGTACTTCTCTCCCCTCCTGTCCTAATCTATGTTCTACTTCTTGGACTACATTATCTGCACCAGCAGGGATAGTTTTAATAACACGATTAATTTTTGGATACTCAAATCTATAACCTTGGTTAGAAGTTTGGTCTATATAAGAATTAATAACTGAACTAGGGGGTAGGACATAATCAACAACGAGTTTAGGTGAATCTATAGCGATGTCTGTATCTAGAGATACATATCCATCTCCAGCAGGACGACCAACATTATTAACATAAGCACTAGCTTCATTAAATTCTATTTCTAAAATAACATTATAATCCTGAAATAAAAATAATGGTAATTGTCTATTTTCTAAACATGTAAATAGCATATAGAGAGGTATTCCATACTTTTCGTTTCTAGTAGTATCAGTAACAATAGATAAATTATGAACTGATGCGTTAGTCCCATCGTCTTGCTGTCCGAAATTAATACCTGAATCAGAGTCATTTGGTCTTATTTGGCCTACACCTCTATCGCCTCCTTGTAATGCAGCCGTAGAAGCTGAAGCATCTACATGGACTTTTAAACTATTACCTAAATAAAAACCCATTAAATCATTCCTACTAGATTGTGGTTTGTTAAGATGTCTTAATGTACTAATTCTATCTAAACCTTGAGTGTTACATAACTCAAAATCCCCTACCTTCATTACTGCACTTTTTATAGCTCCAAGTGCCCCATTCCAACAATTAACACGAAGTCTGTGACCTGCTGTAGCTGTTGCAGTTTTTTTTAATTTAAAAGTAATCATACTAGTCCCATCTAAGAATCCAGTATTAGAAACTTTAAATTTAAAATTTCTTGTGTTGTCTGTTTGTGGATTCATAGGTTCTACTTCTTCAGTCCTAATTTCTGATTGTTGTGGGATGTCTTTAATTTCATAATTAATCAAATCAGCATTCATTTTATATATTTATATTATATTTTTTTTTTTAATAATCTTTTTTTTTTTTTAACTATTTTTTTATCAATAATAAAAATATCATCTTTGCACTTTTTTTTTTCTTTTAAATGAAATTCAGGATACATATTATTATAACATTTCTTAATTTTATCATCTAAATTATTATCTTTAATTTTTTGTTTTATCATTAAAATTATTATATATTTTTTTTTTACTATAATAATTATATCCATAATCTTTTTTCTTTTTAACAACTGGTATTATAGATCCTTTTTTATATAATGGTTTCTTATCATCTTTAATAATATATAAAAAATTACCCATACTATAAAATCACATTTTAGTTTTTTCTTCTTTTTTTATTTTTTTACATCTTAAATTATATTCTTTTACTTCTATTTCTTTTTTAATTTCATCTGCTATTTTAATTTGTTGTTTATTTTTATCTTTTCTCATTAAAACTGAATCAACTACTTCATATACTCTATCACCGAAACAAGCTATAGCATCTTGTAATCCTTTACATTTTTTACAATAATATCCACTCCAATTCATTCTAGGCTCAGTTCTGCATAAATAACAAGTCATTATAATAAACTTTTAAAATAAAATTAAAATAAAAAATTATTTATCCTCTCTATAAATAGTTCTATCGAAATCTATTATGCTTTTTTTATCTTTCTCAAAATTAACTATAACACTCATACCAAACCACTTCCAAACTTTTAATATTTTCATTTTAGTTAATCCATAACCAGCATTTTCTAACCATTCTATTCTCCTTGTTGTTAAATTACCTATCCCTATTAAAAGAGATATAACTCTAGGATTTAATTCTATATTTTTTTTAATCCAATCATTTAATAAACTATAAGGAGGATTTTGCACTATTATAGTAGGATTACCTTTATATTTAAAAAAATCTTTATCTTCTAATATTTCACACCATTCTTTTTTATCTGTAGGTATTTGATTATAATAAGAACCATTATTTTTACATGGATCTAACCATATATCATTTTCATTAGTATCAATAAAATCTATATGTAATTTGCTTAATTTTAATGGTGTTATAAAAACATCTTTCGGTTTTTCTCTTTTTTTAATCATGTGTGCACTATTAGGGATACTCATTATATAAACATTTTAAAAAAATAAATAGAATTATACTTATTCTTCTTCTTCATCCGTAATAGTAAAACTTATATGAGCTTGTCTTAACTCTGAAGCAGGTTCTTCTGTATTCGTATCCTTTATCTGAACTGATAAACTATTAATTATTTTTTCTTGATTTTTTAATTTTAATACATTCTTAATAGATGGTTGATATAATCCAGTTAATATAGAATGAGATGCTCCCATCCCTTCACTACTATTACCAAATAAAAAGGGGACTGGTACAGAACATAGAAGAGGTTTAGAAAAACCGCCATCGTTAGAATCTTCAGTATTTTTAAAATTTTTAATAGGTAATCCATTTAAATAAATATCAAAACTATCTGACCTCCATTTAGATATTACATCCTCAAAATAATGGAATCTTGGATTCATTTCACATACAGAAGGAAATAGTACCTCACTAGTTAATCCTCCTACTATTTCTCCTAAATGATCTGAAAAATTCATTTTATAAGTTGTTAATATAGTATTCGGTTTTTGTGCCGTTGCACTATTAGCATTTTTTAAAAATCCACTATAAGAAAGTTCAGTAAAACCTTCATCTAAAGTCTGAGCGGCAGCTATTAAATTAAAAGGTATAGCACTCTCTACTTTTGCTTTTATTTGTCCTGCATTACCAGTATTTAAATTACCTAATCCAGTAAAAAAATTTTGTGGGAAAAATATATTAAAATTTCTACTATCATAGATGGGGGCTATTTCACTTAAATTAGTACTTTGGTTTGCTTCTTTATATATTTTAAAATATATTTTTCTATCTGTTTCACTTAGAAAATCTTGATTATCAGTAGGCATATAAAATAAAACAAAACACTCAAAAGGTCTATCTAAATCTGTAGGGCCATGACCGAAAATATTTCTTAATGATATTCTCTCTATTGATTGCATAGCTGTTATATTTTGGTCTATAGAAGTCCATACTTTAGGTATATTTGTATTTGTAGCATTAAATTTAGGCATACTAATTTTTAATTGAGATTTATTAGGATTGGCTGCGTCATTTATACCAGTTATTTCTATAGTTAAAAATGATCCTAATTTACCCCTTCTTAAATTATTAGCAGATGCTTCGTTTGTATCCATTTGACCTCCTGTTTTAAAAATTGCTGGATTTCTCATAATACTATTTGGGATTGTTGGATTAGATCCTCTTGTTTTATTTACCCATCCTGTAAATTGAGTAGGATGGTCTGTAAATTCTTTACAATATAAACCGAAAGCTATATTACCTTGTTGAGCCGACATATTAACATTAGTTTTTACTTTAATATAAGATGAACTTAAATTATCTTCTTTACATGGTATAGAAAAATGATTAAAATGGATTGGAGATAATGAATAAGAATCATAATGAGGGAGAGCAGCTGTTGGAGATGTTTTGCAGTATACTACATCTTCTCCCCCACTTGTTTGGATGCCCGCATCTCTACTATGAGTACCAGATATAGAAAATTCTGTATGTGGACTTTTTGCAGTATTACCAGCTAGAAATAATCCACTTTGGAACTGATTATTATCTTTATTAACTGAGGTATTTTCATCGAATACTGCACTATAAATGTTTAATTCTGGATTTGCTCCTATTAAACTTGTTAGACCATTAAATATCTGTTTTTCTAATTCTTTTATTTTATATCCATTTCGTCCAGATAAGGGATTGACTGCTGGAATCGTTATAATATTAGTAGTTAATGCTATAGGAGTTAATCCGTCGTGAGGTTGCACCCTTGGAATAAAATTTAAATCTGATAATGTAATAGTTTGGTCTGTTTTAAATCTTACTTCATTTAGTCTAGATAAGTGGGCGTAATTTAAATAGATTTTACTATTCTTACTTATTGTTATAGGGTCACGAAACCTTACTGAAAAATCGTCTGCTTTATCTATAGGAGATATTAAATTAATAGAAGTCATTATATAATTAATGAATATATTTTTTTTATTAAATAAAAATGTTAAATTATTCTATAATAATAAAAATGAATAAAGTAAATAAAAAATATATCCCTAAAACTTTATCTGAAAAAGATAAAAAAAAACAAATAAAAAGTATTAATGAAAAAACAATTAGACCTAAATTAGATTCATTTAAATCTAAAAGAAGTTCATGGGTTAAAAAATTTGAGGATAAATATAAAAATAAAATAAGTAATAAAAAATTTATTAATGATAATCTATTAAGTTATAAGGGACAATCCCTTATTAAAGATAAGGCGATGGGTGCATACTTCAGTAGTGGAAGTAGACCTAATCAGACTCCAGAATCTTGGGCTCTTGCTCGTTTAGGAAGTTCTTTATTAGGTGGTAAGGCACAAAAATTAGATAAAGATATTCTAAAAAAATATGGTAAAATACCGAAATTTAAAAATCTTTAAACTAATCCTGCTACTGCGGCTCCTTGTGGTAGTACAGACCCTAGGTCTAATCCTCCAGATGCTATAGCCTCTCCTCCAGCTGCGATTTTAGAAGCTGCTTTACCTTCTTTTTTTCTCTCTTGTAATCTTTCTTTATGTTCGTGGAATAAACCATGAAAAATTTGTGCTACTCCAGCTATTTCACCCACTATAGGCACGGCATCTAATAGAGCTCCTCCAGCATCCTCAGCGACCTTAATACCCACTTTCTCAGCGATATTTTTTGCTATAGACCCCCCTGCTTCTTTCATAGCTATTCGTGAGGCACTACTGGCCGCCTCAAATCCATCCATAGCTCCCTCCCCTACATCTACACTATCGGTAGCTACTGATTTAGTAACATCTACACCAACATCACTAGGTTCTGCACTAACTTCTGAATCTACCGATTGTTTAATAGGATCTGCGGCCCCTCCTCCATCAGTTGCACTTTGTAATCTTTTTAATAGACTTTGAGCTCTACCCCCTAATTCGTCAGCTTGGTCTGAAACTTGTTGGGCTCGTTCTGCAGTTTCATTTGATTCTACAGCCGCATTAGATTTAAAACCTCCTTCAGTTTCTTTAGGTAAATCTGTCTCGGCTCCTTCGGTTGCTTTGCTATTTTGTCCTGAACTTGTTTCACTTTCACTAGGAGCACCAGTAGCATTTTGACTAGAATCTAATTCTTGTTTATTAAATAATGGNTTTTGGAATTCAGTAGCATTTTCATCATTCATNCTAGTTAATCCTTCATCTTCTCCGGTACTAGTAGGTTCTTCTGATTTAGGTTCGTCGTCTAGTTAATCCTTCATCTTCTCCGGTACTAGTAGGTTCTTCTGTTTTAGGTTCGTCGTCCTCGTCATCTGTTTCATCTTCTTTATCTTTTTTATCTTTATCTTTTGCAGGGTCATCTCCATATTTCTTTTTAATAGTTTTATATATTTTTCTACCTAAATGAAAACCTCCACTAGCTCCTAATGTAGCTTGACCGAAAGATTCTACATTAGAAACATGTTGATTAAATTTATCTCGAATATCTGATACTTTCTGACTTATTAAATCATCTTTAATAGCGTCTAGATGGTCGTTTGCTTCTTTTGCATTTTCTACAAAATCGTTTAATGTATTAAAATAACTCATTATATAATAATAACATAAAATAAAAATAAATAAAAATAATAAACTTTTAAAAAAAGTTTTAACAAAATTAATTTAAATCTTCTTTATTTTTATATTGGTCGTCTTGCGACCATAATAGTTTATCAAAATTTCTCCATATTTCTAAATTTGGTACATTAAGATACATAAAATCAAATTTAACCTTTTTACTTTCATTATAATATTTAATAAATTCTTTTTCACTACCACCAAAAACCGAAAGAGATTCACTCATTTTTTTTAATTCACTATTAGGACTATTACCCATCAAGAAATATGCACTAGCATTTAATCGGGCTATAGCGTTTAGGTGCTTAAAATATTGAGTAACTACTATAATAGATAATTTGCCTTCTACTTCTCCGTTGCCTATATGTCTATATTTAGTTATTAGACTTGTTATTTTATCTACTTTACCAGATCGTTTAAATTGCACTGATCCTATTATATCCTCAAATACAACTAAATATTTATTATCTGTTTCATCATTTTCTATCATGTCTATTATTTCGTCTAATAAATCTTCTGAATAATCAGAAAAAACGAAATCAAATTCGGTTAATGCAGGTTTCGTCATCTTATCATTATAAGCAGTAGAAGAAATTAATATTTTTACATCAAATAAATCCCTATACTTAAATTTTTTATTTAGACATAGATTCATCCATAATAAAGATTTACCAGCACGAACCGAACCTATTATAGTAATAAAAAAAGGTAATTGAGGTAGAGGATATACATCTACTTCTCCTGCTGTTTCTGCATCAAAATTTTTTAAAGGTAATACTTTTAGATTATTCATATTATTATTATATTATATTTTATTCTTCTTCTATATCCTCACCTTTATATTTTTTCATAATATCTAATAAAGATAATTCTAATTTACTATCATCTAAAATATCTTCTTCNGGTATAGATTCTAATTCTTCTTTAACTAAATCATAGTCTTCTAATGTTTCTGTTTTGCATAACCATTTAGATTTAAGATCATCAAATTTACTTAATTTTTCTGCTTGTTGTTTCTTTTGTTTATTTAATATTAATTTTTCTCTATGGGACATAGCTTCCTCATTTAATTTTTTATTTTGTTTTTTATTAACTTTATTTTGTTTTTTTATTTGTTTATTTTCTTTTACTGCAATTTTTTCTTTTTTTAATAATCCTTTTGCTTCTTGTTCTTTTTTTAATGCTTCTCTCTTAGCTTTCATTTTGGATCTTCCTAAGGCTAGATTGTCTAATTGTTTTTGTGTTAATACCCTTTTCTTTTTAACAACTGGTTTAATTTCTATATTATCAAATAATTCTGAATCACTCATATATAATTATTAAATATAAAATAATAATAATATAAACTAACTTTTAGAAAAGATATGTATCATTAATATCTATCCCTATATACTTCCTTTTTAAATTAATAGATAAGTCCCCTAAATGTTTATCACAACAAGTCATATCTAATATAGTATCATTTTCATTAGAATAAGTTTTAATCATTCTAATCATTATATCATCATGGATAGATTTAGGTGATTTCTTTTGCAGTATTCTTTTAAATGTGCCTAAATATGTCGTTGGATATCTACCTATATGATTACTTTCGTTAGGTTTTTGATTTCCGTAGTATAAATCCCCTTCATATGAATTTGATCTATTAATAGACATATCATCATATCCTATCATTTGAGGATTGTAAGTATGATTACCTTTATAATAAACTAATATCTCTTCTAGTTGTCTTAATGGTTGTTTTTTAGCATGAAAAAAATTAGTTGGATTTGATTTAATCCATGTATAATTATAGTTTGGTTTTCTAATTCTTATTAAATCATAAGTAAAGGGTATAGAACTATGTAATAGAACAACTCCATTAGGTTTTAATACTCTATCCATCTCAATCCAAAGCTCCACCCATCGAAGAGGTACATCCCATTTTTTAGATGTTGTATTAAAAGGTGGATTNGTGTATATTAAATCAATACTATTAGATTCTAATGATTTTATTTCGTTATGAATATCTCCTATGATATAAGTCATAATAAATAAAAAGATAAATAAATTAAAATATAAACTAATATAAATGAATATAGAAATAATATTAAATGAATTACAAGAAGTAATAGATAAATTAAAAGTAAAGTTATTATTTTTAAAAACAGAAAATAAAGAATTAAAGAAAAAAATAAATGAATTAAAACAACATATAAAAGAAATTTAATCCCATGTAATAGTAAAAGGGTCTTTCTGATTTTCTGCATCACAAAATCTAATATTTTTTTTTAATATAGTTTTTTTTGCTTCTTTTTTAGATAAATGTTTATAATCTGTTATAAGTTTACCATAATTTAATAAAAAATTAATATGTTTTTTAGTAGTAAAATGATTATTAATATTTCTTAATTGTATGTCGGCTCCACAGATACAAGAAAATCTATCGTGCATTTAATATAAGAAAATAAATTAAAATTAAAAATCTTCCCCATCACTATAGTCTATAGTTATTTCTGTAAAAACTGGTTTTCTTATCTTATAAGCTTTATATAAATCTTTATATTTAAAACATGTATTATCTTCACTATTTAACATATTATATAGACTACCTTTTTTTATACCTAATTCTTCTTTTATTGCAGATGATTCTCTAAAATAATATTTTTTATCAGTATTAGAATCAACTATAAGAAATTTATAGAATCGTTCATTATGACCTCTAGGCATTATATATAATAATACTATATTATTTTTAAGTATTTTAAACTAATATTTGTTTATTCGTCATCTATAAAATTATTCTGTTCTATTGATTTAATCCCTATAAATACTCCTTTACATTTTTTAAATTTCTTTTCTTTGTTATATTTAAGACCTTTACTTTTTAATTTACTTAATAATTCTCTCCAAGATAATTTTAAACTAGATTTAAATATACTTTCCATATCTGTTTTATTAACCATATCTTTATCATCATTAGTAATAATAAAATAAGTATCTAATATATTTTGCATATCATCATATTCGTTCCCTATATCCTTAAAGGCGTTTTCATTAGATTTAGGTACTTTAAAATCTTTATTATAATAAGATAATAGAAGTTGTAAATATGCGTTTTTATAATCATCATCATTAAATCTTTTTTCATAATCTTTTATTTTTGTATAAATATTAGTTTCATAATTATCCTCTACATCTTCTAAAAATCTACTATCATAAAACTGCACCAATCCTCTTCTCAAAATACCTCCATCTATATCAGCGTTAAAATCCTTATTACTACAAGTATTTAATTTAGCTTGTATAGAATGACTTTCACTAGTCCCATACATTATTTCGCAATTAATTTTAGATCCATCAACAAAATCTTTAATAAAATCTATATCTAATTTATCTTGTTTTAATTCTTCACAATAAGAAAATCTAATAGGATTCTTAATGAGATGAATTAGTTGTTTATGTTTCTTATCATTTTTCTCGTTAAATGTTTTATTATCTAATTTAAATGAATAAATATCAAAAACCTTATCATGTATTTTAAACTCTGTACTTTTACCATTAGAAGCACTATATCCAATATTCATTTTAAATTTTTGGTTTCCAGTAGAACCACTTAAACAATAGGCCATCCATTCTAAACTAAATTGTTTTTGTTCTAAATCTGGTTGTAATTTAGAATAAAAATCATCTATTTCTTTTATAGTATCTTTAGAAACTTTATCATTATAATCCCAATCTAAATATTTAGTTATATAATCTGATTGATTTCTTTTTCTAAATGTTTTATTATCTAATTCATAAACTCCATTTCTAAAATGTAAGTTGTATAGTTGTTTTTCACATAAATCAAATTTAATATTTTTATCTAAGTATGCTAGATCTTGTAGAACTAATGCAGTAATATTATTTAATTTATTATTCGATGAAGCACTATCAAGAATACTATTAATTGATTTCTTTTTAGATTGTAATAGAGATAATCTATCTTCATCCAAACAAGAAAGCATTTCTTTATTATTTTCAGTATCTAAATGAATACTAAAATTTCTTAGAGTTATTCTAATTAGTTTTTTTAAATGTTGATTTTTCTTATCATCTTTTATCCAATTCTTTTTATAAATGAATAATTCTTCATTCGTATAAATTAAATTCTCATTTTGTAAATTAATAAAAATAGATGATAAATTATCATCACTATCACTTAGGCTCTTGTTTAATTGTAATAATCTATATTTATATGGATTATATTGATTAGCATAAAAGTAGAGAGTACCTATTGTGTTTCTATCTTCTGCATAATCCCATACATGATTAAAATGTTCGTCTGTATGTCTATCTGATTTTTTGCACCATTCTAAACACATATCATAGTTATTAATATTATCATTCTTAAGAGAACATACAATTTTAAACCAAGTATCATAATCTATATCATTAGGTATTAAATCTAAATAAGAAGATAGTTTATTATCTACTTCTATACCACTATCAATAGTTTCTATACTTTCTGTTTTCTTTTTCTTTATTTTAAAAGTCTTTTTCTTCTTTTCTATTACTTTAGGATAATCATTAAATATAGGTAGTTCTTCAGTATAGTTTTCTATAGTAGAATCAATCCACTCAAAAACATTAGTATAGATTAGATCTAATCCCTTTTTAAATCCTGTTTTAGTAGTATTTTTATCATTCTCATTTTTTAATCTCCATAGATGAGGGAGTTTTTTTCTTGTAGAAGTAGATTGATTAGATGATCCATATTCTTCTAAATATTCTGTTTTTAATTCTTTTTCATCAATATCAATAATCATAAATTTAGAATTCGTTAAATTAATATTTAGTGCATTATGTTTTTTTTTATCATAAAATTCATTATTAAATTTCATACATCTATTATAATCCCATTCAGTCCATTTTTCACAATCATGGAAATAATATTTATATCTTTGGTTCATAATATTCTTATTAAAATATTTACTTGGATTACCTTCTATTTTCTTACCCCCTTTATTAATCTTTAGACCTATTGTTATATATGGTATTTTATGAATATCACAAAATTCTTTAGTTTTAATCATTTTATATATTCTTATATATTTATTTTTTTAAGTATTTTTAAACGAATAAANTATTTAGAGTTAATATGAATGTATTTTAAAAGTCCCCAGTCCCTTTC